CTGGGGTTCGCCTACGACCCGAATCAACTTTGGGACCATCACACACAGCACTGGAGTTTCGTTTCTTACTGCGTCTGCTACTGGCCCAGCGGCATCAGAGTCCTGGTGGCGAGTACAGATTCAGTCTACCGGCACCGGGAGCAGGACTTTCAAGAATTATGTCAGCTTCGGCTACTTCGTAACCCCATCATAGGAGGATTGCATGGCTAGAACTCACGGCAAGGACTCAAATTTTTCATTCAACGGCGTGGAAATTTCTGATGAACTCAATTCCATCACGATGAACGCCACGGTGGGTGAATCCGACGTGACGGCCTTCAATGACGCTTATCAGAATTTCTTGGCCGGCAAGAAGAGTGTCACCTTTGACGTTGCCGGTGCGGTTGATATGGACTTTGCTTCAGACGGTGATGCGACCATATTCGACCATATCTCTCTGACCAGTGGACCAAAGACTCTGGTCTATGACCCGGACGGCGCCGGTCCTGACACCAACTCTCCTGAGTACACCTGCACGTCAAGCGGTCTGACTGGCGCGATCTGTAGCAGCTACACCATCAACCTCCCGGTCGGCGGAGTAGCGACCTATTCGGCAACATTCCAATGCTCTGGCTCGACTACCAGGGCAGTATCATAGATTAGAATATTAAAGGAGGGTTAGTATCATGGCTCGAACGCATGGCAAGGACGCCGATTTTTCGTTTGACTCCGTAGCTCTGGAGGATGAGCTGAGCTCAGTGACGCTCAACTTCACGGTCCCGGAAGCTGATGTCACCGCCTTCAGCGACACTTATCAAAACTTTCTGGCAGGCAAGCCGACCGCCACGATCGACATCTCTGGTTTTGCTGATTTAGCCAGCAGCCAGGGTGATGCGACCATATTTGGCGAGCTTGGATTAGAAGGCGAGGAGTGGGATTTTGAACCTGACGGCAGCACCGGGTATAACGGTTTCGCCATCGTCACCAGCTACTCGATCAGCAGCACGGTCGGCGGTCCGATAACCTACTCGGCCAGCTTCCGCCACAACGGTGGTTCAGCTGCTCTGGATGCCGCTGCTCCGACCCGCGGTTAGATTCTATGAGGACCGGGGTGTTCTAGAAATGCCCCGGTTTTCAGAACATCCGTTTTGGTGCATAAAGCGGGGCCAGATGAGTGATTGTATGGCCCAGAGCCTGCAGTACCCACAAAACGGCTTAGAACGCCGAGAAAAGGCCATTAAAAAGTAGAACGCCAGTGCTAATCAATAGCGCATATCACGGTCTGTGATAATGTGGCTGGTCTGGTCAATCAAAATCAGAACGGTCAAATGTTCTGATTAACGTGAAAGGAGAGGCTCTATGAAGCCCAAGATACCGGCAATCCGGGTGAAATCTGATGACTGCGCGATCAGCATCGGGCAGGTGGTTGAAGGCGGAGAGGTAGTCGACCAGGGTACTCCGCACTATGTCCATAAAGGTGAATGGGTGGAGATACTTCCGGTCATCACCGTGAAAGAAGTCATGCAGATTTCCAAGTTGCAGAACGCTGGAGATAATGCAAGTGGACTGGGTGAGAACCTATCACTTCTATGCAAAGAACTCTCCCGCCGGGTCATCAAATGGAACTGGACGGACCTGATGGGAGAGCCTATCGACCAGCCGTATGGCCGGCCAGACATCCTGGAAGGTCTATCCTCAGAGGAACTCATGTGGTTGATGGGCGCCGCCAGTGGAGGGGAATCGGCCGATGAAAGAAAAAAAGACTCAGACGATTCGGAGAGCATATCCTCGGAGATGGACCTCAGCCTTCAACAGTGAGCATAGGCATCATCTGTGAGGCGTTCGGTTGCTTACCGAGCCAGGTGATGGATGAGGACTGGCAGACCATCAAGGACATCATGGATTACAGATTACTCATCTCAGCGCGCGATCAGCACAACCAGGATGCCAGCCAGATGTTGCCGGCACAGGTTGAGGCATGGACTGAGATGGTGGAGGTGGTAGAAAGCGATGGCTGATGCAGCAACGATAGCGGTCCTGATACAAGCAAAGGACAATGCTTCCCGGGAATTCAAGAATGTTGAAAACAACATGGGGAAGATGGTCCAGGGTATCCAGAAACACCGCCGCGCCATAGGCATGGCGATGACCGCGATGGGTGCTGCCATCACTGGTATTGCCGTGATGTCAGTCAAGTCTGCCTTTGACCAGGAGAAAGGGATTCGCCAGCTTGATATGGCCTTGCAGAAGGTTGGGACTTCCTATGAGCAACAGAAGGCCCAGATCGAAGCTGTAGTAGCTGCCCAACAGAACAAGACCAACTTTGGTGATGAAGAGCAGAGAGATGCTCTGAGAGAGCTGATTCTGGTCAGCGGCAACTATGATGACGCGATGAAAGCCTTGGTCCCCACTATGGAACTAGCGGCCGGCAAAGAGATGGACCTGGGCGCAGCGGCCACCTTGGTCGCCAGAGCCATCAGTGGTGAAGAGAGTGCCTTGAATCGCTATGGCGTGTCAGTCGAGAAAGGCGCAGATTCCACGGAGGTCCTCAGTGCAATCATGGCGAAATTCCAGGGTCAGGCTGAAGCCGCTGCTGACCCAGTGACTCAACTGAAGAACCGGGCAGGTGATTTATTCCAGGTCTTCGGGTCGGCCTTATTGCCTGTGATAGAGACTCTGGTCCCTCTCATAGAAAAGATGGTCAGGCGCATGATCGAATGGACCGAGGCTCATCCTAATCTGACCAAGGTGTTGGGGGTTGTAGTTGCAGCCCTTGGCGCGATCATGCTGGTCCTGGGGCCGCTACTGTTGATCCTCCCCACGTTGGTCGCTGGTATTGGATTGGTCAGCGCGGCATTTGCCGCATTAAGCATTTCTATGGGACCGGTGACTTTAGCCATTATCGGCATTGCGGCTCTTATTACGGCGGCGATTATCGTCTGGAAAAAGTGGGATGATATGTCCACCAAGGTCAAGATCGCGGTAGTCCTTCTCGGCATTGCTCTTGGCCCAATCACTGGAATTATCGTTCTTGGAATCGCTGCCTGGAAGAACTGGGACAGGATAGTTGATATTGTTCGCAAGACGATAGGGACATTCACTAGGCAAGTGATTGGGTTCATCATCAAGCTGGGTGAAGGGTTCCTAGCGATAACCAAGTGGATTCCAGGGATGAGCGACACTCGCCGTGCTATCGAAGAGACAATGGGTACTTTGCGTAATGCCCAGGACTCAGTTGATGATTGGGCGAATAACACGGAAGGGAAATTACGGGACCAATCCGAAGCCTGGGGCGCAATGGAAGATACTCAGATGCAAGCCGCTCAAGCGATGATTGAAAACAACGACGACCTAGGTAGGAAGACGGCAGAAGTTGCAGACAAAGTGGGTGAGAAGACCAGAGAGGTGGGTAGGACTACCCAAGAGGTGGCCGAGGACATGGCCCAGGCTTACGGCGATATGGAGGATGCTGCCTTCCAAGCTCAAGGCGGTATTATCAGGAGCCTCGACGAGATACAGAAAGAACAAGATAGGTTCACGGCTTTACAACAACTGTCCCTTGAATCCCGTATCAGTCAAAGAGAAAAGGACAGGCAAGACTTCATAGACGGTGTCAATGAAACCATCGCGGCATCGCAAAGACGACGTGACGCGGAAGCAAGGATTGAAGAAGCGTCGGATAGAGGCTTGGCAAGATTGCGGGACAATCTCGATATAACCAATATAGCCTGGAAAGACTCAGGCTCCAAGATGGAGGATGTAGTCCAGGCATGGTCGGCAATCACTGGTGATAGCATCAAAGATGTCTTGGCGCGTATGGACGACCTGAATGTAGATACGAACAACGTGAAATCAACGCTCCAAACTTTCACCAGTGAAACAGGCAAGGATTTCTTAGCGTGGTCAGAGACTGTCAAGGGCGCGGCCCAGAAAGCGGCTGATGAATTAAAGAGTAATGCAGAGCGAATCAGAGAAGGTGGATGGCTTACTTTAGAGCAAGAAAAATTCCTTGCTGAGAAAGGTGTTGGCCCTCTAGCCGAGGCCGCTAGGGAAAGCCTGGCGAGTAAAGCGGATACCAAGAAAACGCAACTTGAGGAAGCAGTTGAAAAAGGATTAGACCCTGACTCGATTGCATCTGCTCAACGACTGGTACAGCATCACGTTGCAGGTGCAAAAAGAATGGGCGTACCAACCCCAGCCGATGAAATGGCGAAAAAAATGGCCGACCAAGTACGGGAAGATATTCTAACAATCAATCCTCAATTAGCGGCGGCGTTGGGCGCGATAGTTGCTGGTGAGATTCCTTGGAAAATGGAACTGGCTAAGGGTGGCATAGTGACACAGCCCACTCTGGCGATGATTGGTGAAGCAGGCCCAGAAGCCGTCATCCCATTAGGCAAGGGCGGTGGTATGGGAACCGTCAATAATTTTCATTTTCACGGCTCAGTCTACGGCGTGGAGGATCTGAAAGAAGCGGTGGTGGAAGCCGTCCGGGACCATGCCATCAGCGGCGGGTTTGCCGGCGTATTCGCTGAAGCATGATAAAAAAGCAGAACCCCTGGAAACGGTTATTGAAATGCCTCTTTGGGTTCCATCAGATGCAAGAGTGCGGCTGCGGCATCGCTAGAATGTGTATCTGGTGCTACAAGCTAGAAGGAGTACCCCATGTTTGATTACAGATGCAAGGTCACAAGAGTGGTTGACGGAGATACGATCGACGTTAACCTGGATTTGGGATTTTCCATCTGGCATCAAGCCAGAGTCAGGATGCTGGGGATCGACACCCCGGAGTCCCGAACGAGAAATCTAGAAGAGAAAGCTCTCGGACTGGCATCAAAGGCCAGGTTAAAAGAGCTTCTCAAAGGTAAGAAAATTGAGATCGAGTGTTCGAAAGAAAAAGGAAAATTTGGCCGCGTTCTTGGGGTCGTGTGGGCGACTGATAAGGCGGGTGATCGCGTTAATTGCAATGACCAGCTTTGTGCTGAAGGCCACGCACGGCCTTATTCTGGTGGCAAGAAAAAGGCTTGGACCTAATGCCACTGAAGAAGGGACGGAGCAGGAAAACGGTTAGCCAGAATATCCGTGAACTGAGAGAGTCCGGGTATTCAGCAAAGCAAGCACAGGCAATCGCAATGACCACCGCTAAAGGCGGAAGGAAACGACGGAAGAGATAGATGGCAAAAGGCACTTACGTTTTGGCGATCGACTGGAACGGTGACGGAGACTTCAGTGACTCTGGTGAAGACGTGACCGCAAGGACCATGTCCGTTGAATGGAAACGCGGCTCTGATTATGCCTCACAGCTCGTGGGGAAAGCCGTGGCCGGCACTCTCAATGCCGTGCTTAATAATGAGAGTGGAGACTACAGCACCTTCAATTCTTCATCTGCGCTCTATGGCAACCTCCTGCCAGGTCGGAAGGTAAAGCTGACCGGGAATGACGGCAGCACCACCAGGACGCTCTGGTCCGGCTTCCTGGATAGCATCGAGCCGCTGCCAGTGGCTAACGGCGCCAACCGCGCAAGGCTGAAAGCGATTGGACCGTTGGGCTATCTGAACAAGTTTGAAGTCTCAACTACCATGTTCGCCAGCAAGAAAGCTGGTGAGCTTATCGGTGAGGTCCTGGACGCTGCTGGTTGGGACGCAGATGACCGTGACCTGGACACCGGGATAGTGGAATTTCCGCGGTTCTGGTGCGAAAGGACCAAGACCTTGAAGGCGTTGCGTCTGATCGAGGAAACGGAGACAGGGCTACTGGAAGAGGACGCAGCTGGTCAAATCGTCTACCGCGATCGCCATGCCCGGTCCACGGATGCCAAGTCCACTACCTCTCAGGCCACCTATAGTGATGCCAGTGGTGCAACCCTGGCCTATAGCGCGATCACTCAGATAAATCCGCTGAAGTTTATATTTAATGAGCTTCGGGCGAAATTGCAATTTCACAGCGGGGCCTGGATTCTAGGTAGTGCCTCATTAGGAGTCCAGACAGAACTGGCAAGTGACCCGGCCGTTCTCTGGACCTTGTCGGAGACTGGAAGCCGGTCACCGTCCATTGCGGCCGGAGAAACGGCAACCTTCACGGCTCAATACCCGTCCAGCGGAAGTGCTAATACGGCAAGAGCCGTTGACTTCTGGCAGGACCTGGTCGCTACGACTGACTACCTCGCCAATGATGACTTTGATGGGACCGGCACTAACCGGACCTCATCGATCACCGTGACTGAAACCAAGAGAGCGCAGTCGATGGATATCGCACTTGCCAATGGTCATTCTGGCGCGATCTACATCACCAAACTCCAGGCACAAGGCAACGCCGTCACAGCCAATGACGAGTTTGAAATCACGGCTAGTGATAGCACCAGCCAGACAACTTTCGGAAAGCGGACCTACCCCCATCCTGGCAAATTCGTGCCAGATGCGGCCGAGGCTCAGAATTGGGCTGACTTCCATATCGGCGCCTGGAAAGACCCGGTCCCGCTGCTGAAAGTGACCCTAGTCGGTAATAGGTCAACGGCTACACTCACTGATATTATGAGTCGAGAGATAAGTGACTTGGTCACTATCACGGCAACAGGTGGTGCCGGCCTTGGCATCGATGAGGATTTCTTTGTTGAGTCTGTCCATCATTCCGTGGATGCAGAACTCAATCACAGAGCGACAATGACACTCAGTCAGGCTTCCGGGTATGCTGGCTTCTTCGTGGTAGGGTCCAGCTCACTCGGCAATAGTACCCGGCTGGCTTATTAGGAGGATCTGATGGCTTGGACAACACCTAGAACATGGGTCACCGGAGAGGTCGTAACTGCGGCTCTCTTGAACGCGCAGATTAAGGCAAATATGGACTTGTCAGCCCCGGCCAAGTTGACCACGGCTGGGGATATGCTCTATGCCACTGGCGCAAACGCCACGGCAAGACTGGCGAAAGGGACGAATGGCAACATCTTGCATCAGGCCAGTTGTGCGCCAGCCTGGACGGCGACACCTAGCATCACGGACCTGACTCTCAGTGGTGCGTTGGACGTTAACGGCACGATTGATTACGACGGGACTGATGTTGATATGCTCTCCAGTGGAGACATCGACTTGGTGTCCAGTGCTAACGCCGCCGCTGCGATTTACATCGCACAATCCACCGGCACCAGCGGCACGATTAAGATTCATGCTGACACTGGAACCTCAGTGACTGAA